TATAATATAACAAAAGGTGGTGATGGTTGTTTAGGTTGTAAATTCCCAGATAGAGTTTTTACTAAAGAACATAAAGATAATATTAGTAAAAACCATGCTGATGTATCTGGTGAAAAAAACCCTATGTTTGGAAAAACGCATACTAATCTAGTTAAAGAAAAAACTAGATTACGTAATTTAGGTAAAAAAGCTAGTGATAAGACAAAAAGTAAAATGTCTGAACAAAGAAAAGGAGAAGGTAATAGTAAATCTAAATTAACCGAACAACAAGTATTGATGATTCGAGATTTATATTTTATTAATGGGGAATCACAAAAAAATTTAGCAATAAAATTCCAAGTTCAAGATGCGTGTATTTTTAAAATAGTCACATATCGAACTTGGAAACATATTTAATAATTTGTTTGCATTTCGTGAATAATTAGTTTACCTTCCTTATCATCTATTCTATCCAATTTAACGTAAGGTCTATCAAATTGTAAATCATGGTCATATTCATCAATAACGTTAACATAAAAATCGTTATCAGCCATAAGTATTGGTCTACGTCTATTTTTAACTAAAACACCTTTTTGGGTTAAGAATAAATTCTCTTCAATAAGAACAATTAATTTATCTTCCAAATTTAAGATTTCATTAGAGAATTTTGTTCTTAGTTCAATAAATTCTTCTTCGGTTGGTGCACCTTCATGAAGCGATACACCATCACCAGAGGTTCTGTGGTTATCAACATAATTTTGTCTATCATATATGATGTTATTAACCTCATTTGCTAGTTCTTTCAAATCATAACTAACAATAATTCCTTTGACATTAATTGTTTTCATTATTCTTCCACCTTTTCTTTCGCATGTTCATCACATAGCGTAAATAACCAACTTCCCTTTCTTAATTCTCCTGGGTTACCACATGTTTCACATAAGGTATAAGACATTTTCTCATACTTACTAATAATCTCAGCAGCACCTTCTGGGTAAGTTTCCAAATAGAATCTAAGACCACCAAACTTCTCTTTTACTTGAGTTGTTCGTTTGTCCCAACCTATTTCAATAAGTTCCTCAATCATAGATTTGATGATAGGGAACCAACCTTTACCGACACCGAAGTATCTAGCATCTACGATTGGTCCTCTATCCTCTCTATATATTCTTTCTAACCCACCTATGGAGATTAGAAATTCATTCATTTCTTCTATACTCATTATCTTCGTATTAAAAGGTATTCGTAATTTTCTTTCACCTCTTTCGGTAAATCAATTTCAGCACATGGATTGGTTGATTGATTAAAATCGTTCCAACCATAGGTTATGAAGTTATCTGGTGCGTATTGAGTATTATCTTTTCTCCATTTAGACTCTGTAACCGACCTTAAATGACACCCAGATAATCCAGGTATATGACTAGCACTAATTAGACTTCCATCTTTTAACTTTTCAAAATCGACTTCCCATGCACCACCATCTCGATAGTATGAAAAATGCCCATTTCCATAGATTAACCTTAAACACGTTTGTCCGTTAAGCGTTACAAATTGTGGGAATTCCCCTTTTTGTCCTTTCATTTTATCTAGCTATTAGAATGTATTGATACTCATTTGTTGGTTCTTCTTTTAATTCTTCTCTTGCGACCTTAATATCGCTTAAGAATTGATTGGCAATTGAATCTAAATCCAAACCATTCATATTGAACATTGCCTTATAGCTATCGACATAGGACATGTAGTGTTTATTTTCTTCTTTCATTACCAACTAATATTTAAGTAACTACCTTCTCTTTGGTCGCTAGATTGTTTAACAGTAAAACCTCGTTTGTTTAATTCTTTTATAACCAATGCATCAGCATAGATACCAACACTACACGCCATTTGATTTGCTTTAACTGCACGTTCAATCGCATTCAAACATACTTCAATTTGTTTGTTAACTTTTTCACCTAAAATAGTTTCTGCTGTTTTTTTAGCCCATTCGGCTGTAATTTCTTCTCTCATAATTAAAGCATTTTATATAATAATTTATCATCGTATTTGAACATAAATGTTTCAACCGATTCTACTTTTCCTTCTGCCAACCCAAAATACAATCCAGTGAATTGTTTTAAGTCTTGTTTACCACATACTTCAAACACAGCTTCGGCATATTTCTTTTTTTCAGATGCCATTATGTTTTTTGGTTTACGTAGTTTCAACTCATCCCACAACATATTCAATTTTACAACCAAAGCATCGTAAGATTCTTTTAACTTATAAAGTTCCTCTTTTCTTTCTGGAAATGTTGAGGCGAATTCTTCTATCTCATTGGTTTTAACAATTGTAAGGATATTGTGTTCAGCCGTTTTACCTTTTAAGTGGTGAACTGCCAAATAAGCTGGGTTTTTAATCTTAACACGGTTAAAATTAGCATCCACAACAACGTAACCTTCTTCCGACCATGGCATACCTTCAAATGTACGTAACAAAGCACCTACATCTTTAGCATTCAAATCAAACTTTTTAACCAATGGCAGTCCCAATGATATAGCAGCCATTTCTAAGTCTTTTCCAGATAATTCTTCTAGAGTTTCTCTATTTCTGATTGTAAGGATAGTAGCTGATGATTCACCGTGTGGTTTAACCACTATATTGTATGGAGTAGTTAACTCGAATACGTATATATGGTTTTTATCTAGTAAACAATCGTTGAAACCGTACTTGTTATTCACAGTATCCCAGAATAAGTCATTAAATGTAGTACCCATCTTGTTATTTACCTCTCCTTCACCCTCTGCCGTACCAGTAGTACCAGCAAACCATGTTTTTTTATTCCAATCCCAGTATGCTTGTATAAGAGTACCATCTAATTTCTCTAGAACACTAGCAGTATTCCAGTCAATCTTAGCGGCATTACCCTCTGCTGAGTTAAAAAACTTTCTAAATGCCAATGACATTACTTTCCATGTATCCATTTCAAGTATAAGACCACGAGAATCTTGCATTTCTGGCAACGCCATAAGTGTTGGTGACACTAATTGGTCATATTTTAAAAGTATTTTACCATCATACTCTCTAAATTTCAATTTAAAGTCCGATATTGTTTTTGATATCCCGTTTTTTCTGATGTATTTTTGTATTGCTAACATAATAATTTGTTTTAGATGACAAAAGTAATGAAAATATTTGGGTTTACCAAATATTATTCCTCTTTTTTATCGTCTTTATTGTTTTTTTTGTTTATTTTTCTTAATCTTTCTATTTTTTTAATTAAACCTTCATAGGTTTCGTTGTCTGCGGCATCTTTTACATCCATTAAAGCGGCATTATGGTTCGCTTCCATGTTATCTAACACCTTTTTTGCTGAATACATCGATACTAGCTCACTAAATTTGCTTATATCATCATCTTCAAAGATAATACCAGCTAAGAATATTAGTATAGTACCTATTTGAGATACACTAATATCACGAGTTTCTTTACCTTCTTCCATTAGGGCTTGACCCATTTGCATAAATTTACTACTTAAATCTAAACGTCTGTCTATGTTCTTCATATTTTTTTATACAAAGGTACTAATTAATTTGTTGATATGCAACTTCTTCAATTATTTTGAATAGTAATAACTTGGAACTCTTAATTTAATACCATATCTTTCACCAATAGCATCAACACCTTCTGTAAATCTAGTATCAAAATCACATGTTTCTTCTACCACCCCAGTTAAATAAAGGGTATATTGAGATTTACCCGAAAACCAATCTTTTTCTTTTTTGATTTCTTTAACACTTACTGTATAATAATTAAATTTATGGTCTTTCATAAACTCATTTAATTCCGCTATAAGAGTTTCTTCATCAATATCAATTTCAAATGTAATCCCCATTGATGTGAGTGATTCTGAAACCATTTCATTGTATTTTCCAAAGCTTCCATTGATGAGTACTTGAAATGGTACCCATTTTACAACATGTGGTTCATCGTGTTGTATTTCTCCAGTATATTTAGCCAAATAGGTATAACCCATGTTTCCATTTTTATGAATGGCAAAGACCAACTCTAAATCAGTTGCATCTAACCCAGTTTCTTCTTTACATTCTCTGATTGCAGTAACCATAGGGTCACCGTTATCTTCTGGGTCCATCTTACCACCAGGTAATCCAAAATCTTTGTGATTATCTTTTCTAGAAACCCCTAATACTAATCCTTCTTCGTTAATTAAAACTACTTGTGCTGTTATCATTTTTATTTTTTTATGTGTTTACTCTTTACTTTTGACGGTTTTAAGCAAAGGTACGATTTATTTTAAATTTAACCTAATTTTTACCTATATTTTTATATTTATAATAAAACAAAAACCATGTTCAAAAAACTAATAAGTCCACAAGTTTATACTTTTGAAACTGACAAAAGTGACCAAAAATCAGTTTTCGCACTTCCTAGACCAGCTTTGGGTGGTGGTACATTACCAACTGGTAGTAGTAGCAGTGGTACTGGTAATAACAATAATAACAATAACAACAATAACAAAAATTACATTCTATTGGAAAATGGTTTCTACCTTTTACAAGAAAATGGCTCAAAAATCTATCTTTAATCATGGCAGACCAAAAAATTAGTCAGTTACCTTCTGGTACATTATACCCACAAACAATATTCCCTATTGTTACGTTGGGTGAAACATCACAAACAACATTTGCTGCTATAACAAGTGCTTTGTCACTAGTTATTACTGGCGGTACTGGAACTAGTACTGGTACAACAATTACAGCAATGACCTTCAATCAAGGTACATACGATTTAACCGTTGACCAAAATGACGGAACTAGCTTTACTCAAAACTTTGGTATATTATCTTCTGATATGACTGTAACTGGTGGTACTTATGACATGATGACTGGTATTGTTCAATTCACTAATAATTCTGGTGGTACATTTAGTGTTACTGGTTTTGCTGTTGGTGCTACTGATACAGTTATTACTAACGTAGCATTTGACCCATCAACTAAATTTTTAACAATAGATGATTCTGCTGGTAATACGTTTAACACACAAATAAACGACTTCAACGGACTGAATGTTATTGGTAGCTTATCAGCTACAACTTTCTATGGTGATGGTTCAGACCTTACTGGTATTTCTGGTGGTGGTGCTGGTGCTTACTTACCATTATCTGGTGGTACAATGGATTCTAACGCTGATATTATTTTCGCTAATGGTTCAATGCTTAGTGAAGGAACTATAGATGCTTATCTTGGTGGTGCTAAAGGTTTAGCTCAAATTTGTAGTATTGGTTACGAATTAAAATGGGAAGCTGGAAGATTATATGTAATGAATCAAGGTGGTACGCAAATTAGAGAAGTTAAATATCAATTATTTTACGCTCCAAGTAATACTGATGATGATACGAAAGGTTTTTATGTTGGAAGTAGATGGGTATTAGATAACGGAAATGTTTATGTTTGTACTGACGCTACAACTGGAAACGCTATTTGGCAATTAAAATTTACTGAAGTTAATATAAGTGCAATGACATTTAACAATGGTACATATGACCTTACAATCAACCAAAATGACGGAACTAGCTTTACTCAAAGTTTAGGTGTGTTAGCTACAGATATGACTGTAACTGGTGGTACTTATAATATCAATACAGGTATCGTTGAATTTGTTAATAATTCTGGTGGTACATTTAGTGTTACTGGTTTTGCTAGTGGTTTCACTGATGCAACAATCGCTAACTTCACATATAACAACGCAAATAAATTTACAATTACAGATACAACTGGTGGAACTTTCAACGCTTCATTCAATACCGTTACTGGATTAACTGTAACTGGTAGTTTATCTGCTACAACATTCTATGGTGATGGTAGCAATCTTACTGGTATTGCTGGTGGTGCTAGTGTATTCACTGTAGGTTCTGGTGGAACACTATCAATCAAAGCTAACAACCCAACAACTAACGCTGTTGGTAACTATTCTTTCGCTAATAACTTTACTACAACTGCTAGAGGTAACTATTCTGTTGCTCAAAATGAAAGTAGTTATGCATTGGGTCAAGGTTCTCATGCTGAAGGTAGAAATACAAATGCTATTGGTATGGCAAGTCATGCTGAAGGTTTTAGAACATATGCTGGTGATAAATATTTCCCAGTAATTACTGCAACTGGTAAAACACTTATCGTTGGACCAACAGGTGTTGATTTTAGTGCAGATTTTAGTCCTACTGGATATCTAATTTCAGATGCTTATTATACTTACCAATATACTGGATATACATATTCAGCACCTAACTTTACATTCGGATTAACTGTAACTGGTTTTAGTGGTACTAGAGTAGTTGATAGTCAATTTAGAGCTAGTCTTTTAACACCTTTTGCTAGTGGTGGAAATTCACATGCTGAAGGTAATCAGTCAAAAGCCATTGGTTCTGCAAGTCATGCTGAAGGTGCTGGAAGTATTGCTTACGGTAATAATTCACATGCTGAGGGTAATGGTTCTGTTGCAAGTGGTTTAACATCACACGCTGAAGGTTATTCAGCATTCGCTATTGGTAATTATTCACATGCTGAAGGTTATTATACTCAAGCTAAAGGTTGGTATTCACACGCTGAAGGTCTTTCAACATATGCTAACGGTAATTCATGTCACTCTGAAGGACAGAATACAGTTGCTGATGGTGGTGGTACACATGCTGAAGGTATTCAAACAAGAGCTACTTATTATGCTAGTCACGCTGAAGGTCAAAATACTATAGCTAGTGGTTTTTCAGCACACGCTGAAGGTTATTATACAATAGCTGGTGGTGATTATTCACACGCTGAAGGTTATAATACAAGAGCTAATAAAACTTCAACACATGCCGAAGGTTATGGAACACAAGCCATTGGTTCTGGTACTCACTCTGAAGGTTATGGTTCAATGGCTATTGGTGATTACTCACATGCACAAGGTACTACTACTAAAGCTGGTATTTTTATTTTGGGTATTGATTCTACACTTGGTAATGCTATTTATATTTCTGATGATGTTGACTACTCTACTACATTCCCACCATATGGTGGTACTGCTATAATTGATGGTAGGTTGTATAATTATTCTGCATCTTCATTTAGTTCACCAAACTTTATAGTATATTTAAACAATACTGTTTTAGTTTCACCATCATGGATTTCAGAAAGGGATAATTTAATACCATATGATTGGGCTAATGTTGGTATATTTGGTTCAAGTTCACACGCTGAAGGTGATTATACAATTTCAATTGGTGAAGCCAGTCATGCTGAAGGTACTGGAACAATAGCTGGTGGTAATTATTCACATGCCGAAGGTTATATATCACAAGCCAGTGGTCTTTATTCACATGCTGAAGGTTCTCAAACACTTGCTGGTGGTGATGCCAGTCATGCTGAAGGTAACGGAACAATAGCTAATGGACTTGCAGCACATGCTGAAGGTAACTATACAAAAGCTTATGGTGCTGCAAGTCACGCTGGTGGTGTTCTATCTATTGCAAATGGTTATATGTCTTTTGTACATGGTAATAAATCAGAAGCTAATGGTACTACTACTGTTGTTTTGGGTGATAACATAACTGGTAATACTGCTAATACAATTTATGTTTCAGATTTAGTAATCAAAAAAGCGGCAGCGGTTCCTACAAGTTCAGCTGATGCTATTGGTGAAATCGGTTCTGTAACATGGGATGCTACTAACTTCTACTGGAAAACAGCTGGTGGTTGGTTAAAAGTATCTGGTTCAACTTTCTAAACCAAAACTTTATATAAATAAAAAAGGTGTGATTATGTCACACCTTTTTTGTTTTATAAACTATCCATTCTTACTTGTCGAACAATCTCACCTAACCTACAATCACCTTGTCCAATTATTTGAGTACATAGACATCTTCTAAGAAATGGAATTGTAGGTTGTTTATTTTGACCCACTAGCATCGTAAGCTTTCCAGTTGGAATTCCATTCTTCATTAATTTGTCCAACATAGCAATACCAGTTGGTAAATAAGTATTTTCCATTATGCTGTTTTTTTGATTTCGGTTACTATTCCTTTAACTGCGAAGCTTTTAATCTTTTGCCATTTTGTAATATCATTTGACATTACTGGTTTACCACCTTCTGGATTTATCGCAATCGTTATGTGTGGTATTGCATTGGCCGATGGATAACCTTCTACCTTAACAGCCATGGCCATATCACTAAGTCCTATCGCTTCAACATATAGTGTTACTTCTTTACCCAAGTCTTCCTTGTTTGGAACACCTTTACCAAAAACGATTGTCATGTGGTGTGCGAATACTTTCCAACCTTCTGGGATATATTCACCAACTCTAGATAATAAGGCACTTTTAGAACCATTATCCAAAACAACAGCAGAATACAATACATTTGATTCTTTGTACATATCTTTTGACTCTAAAACACTTTTAAGTGTTAATGAACCTTGACCTTTGTGACTTGCTATCATTTTTTCTATTTTATCTAATGGAACTCCGTGTGTGTTTCTTTCAGCTAAACCTTTGGCATCTAACCCACCAGTACCAACATCAACAAACTTGATATTTCTATCAGCCAATCCCATTTCCAACGCAGCTTTAACCAACGCTTTGGATTCGTTTTGTTTGATATTTGTGTTATCTAAGATAACTGGCGATATACCTTCTCTGATTGATTTGATTGCGTTTTTAAGGTTCATTGAGTGAGCTCTCGATAATGGTGTGAAATCTTTCGATTCTTTCATCATTTCGAAAAAAGCATCATAGTCACCATTAGCTTCAATAACATCGTCAGTTGAATGGATTCTTCCTTCAGCTACTAGTTCTTTTGCTTCTGTTGATTTACCAGAACCTGGAATTCCACGCATAACAATAAGTTCTTGCGTTGGTCGTGAAACCAATACACCTAATGCGTTTTTTTCGATACCTTCTCTAAGTATTTGTTTTATGTTCTCTTTCATTTGACAAAGGTACAAAATTAATTTCTATTTACCAAATAATTTAAGAATAATATGTTTGGTAAACATCGTTGGTTAATCCGAAGTCAATAAGTACAATATCATCTTGACCGTTTCTTTGTACAAGACCATAACTATTAAGTCTACCAAAGTCACCAGCTGGTGCATCAATATTCTCCATGAATTCAGCAATAGAAGCAATAAACTCATTTTCATCAAGTCTATCTTTTACCTCTGGGTTCATATGGAAGATTGGTCTTTTACCACGGTTAACTTCATTAAAATTTCTTAGATACGCATTCAATTCATCAATAGTACAACCATTAATTCTAAGAAAGTCTTTTTTACTAACTTTTCTAGCCAATTCCATTTCAACCCATAAATCATCTGGATGATACATAAAGGTATGTGCTAGGATTGAACCAAAATAAGAATCTTGACCCCATTGGATTTCAACTTCATTTTGTGCAATTCCTTTTTGATTTTTAGCTAACTTTAGAACCTTGGTATCATCAATCATATAAACGATTCTAGCTGAACCAGATGAAATTCTTTTAAGATTTTCTTCACAGTATTTAACTCTTTCAGTAAATTTTGTAAGTGTTTTGAAATGGTCCATATCAAAGGATGTTGGGTATTCCTCATCGACCATCATATTTTCTAATAAATCAAAAGCCATTGATTCATTTAATTTTTGTTTGATAAATTCTTTCATATTATTCTTTAGTTATAAATATTTAGGTTTTATCAAAAGTGCGGAGAGAATGGGGTTCGAACCCATGCGGCCCTTACGAACCCTACTTGTTTAGCAAACAAGCCCCTTAACCACTTGGGTACCTCTCCATTTGTGACTCTACATGGACTCGAACCATGATTCTAGCTTTAGAAGAGCTATGTCCTATCCATTGAACGATAGAGCCAATATTTAGTGACCACGATAGGATTCGAACCTATACTCTCACGGGTCGTAACCGTGGGCTTTATCCAGTTAAGCTACGTGGCCATTATTGCGACACTTTTGTCGTGATTATGTCGTGATAATTGTCTCAATTTTATCTTTTTTCTTCTTTCACGACATTTACCCGCCATTTTGGCGTGAATTTAGTAGGGATAACAGGACTCGAACCTGTGTCTATGCCTTATGAGAGCACCGTAAGAAACCAACTCTACCATATCCCCAATTGTTTATTCTTTTCAATCGCTTTTTTAATCCTTGCAATTTCTTCTGGACTTGGATTTCGATTTACGGTATAAGATACACCCATTTTATCCATGTAATCATAAAGACGCTGCATATCAGCATTAGTTGTTTTCATTTTATTTATTTTTGCGGACAAGGTAGGACTCGAACCCACAACCCTGTGGCTAACAACCACTCGCTCTATCCAATTAATAGCTACTTATCCAATTTTGAGGGCTGGGAGAATATTGAAATCTCGACCCGCTGCCTAACAAACAGCCGCTCTGCCTCTGAGCTACCAACCCTTATTTTGCTCCCCAGCTAGGACTCGAACCTAGGACCCTCGCATTAACAGTGCGATGCTCTAACCAACTGAGCTACTGAGGAATTTATTTAGCTCTTCTGGCTGGATTCGAACCAGCAACCCTCACCTTAACAGGGTGTCGCTCTAACCATTGGAGCTACAGAAGAATTTATTACCAGCCAAATCTATATTCTAATCACAACATTTGGCTGATGTTGTGGTCCAGCTAGGACTCGAACCTAGGACCTTCACATTATGAGTGTGCCGCTCTAACCAACTGAGCTACAAGACCATTATTTATGTTTTTCAACAAGATACTTAATGTAATCGTCATAATTTTCATCGTATTCATCTTCGTATATTTCATCATCTTCTTTTGGTTGAAAATCTTCATCTGACATTTTATCCAAACCTTCAAAAGCGATTTTAAATATTTCTTCTTCTTTACCCTTTAATTGTGGGTTTGGTAACAAGATGAACAATCCTACGATTGCTTTAACTAATTCAATTTCATTTTCACTATATTGTCTTTTCATAGTAGGCA